CACCTGAAACTAAATCATTTAAAGCTACTTCGAGAGAAGATTTTCCAAACTTTTTTACTCTTGAGTTTAAGTGTGCATCGTTTTTAAAACTTAAAGAAACTGCTTGAGTGTCTTGAGTTCTTACAGGGCGTCCAATGGTAGTTGGATCTGCCAATATCACATCTTCAGTCCCGTTAAATTCAGATACTTGATATACATTAGAAAGTGGAAGACGTGAAATCATAACAGAAGATTTTCCGCCATCAAATACTTCTACATAGTCATTAGCTAAAATTTCTTGCCCAATATAGTGTTCTACTACGCCAGTTGCATAGTTAATAATATTAGATAAACGAGCATCTTGAGTATTTGAAGAGATACTCAAATAGTCTTTTACTTGGGCAAGTGTAACGTATGGATATTTTCCTTGATTCTCTTCTAAACGATCTACCATTTATCTCTCACTTATTTCTTTTTTGATTTCCAAAGAGAAGTTGAAACTTCATCTTCCTCTTCTTCTACTTCTTCTATAACAGGAGCAGGTGCAGGAGTTGATTCTGACCACTCACGTACTAGAGATTCAGTTTTTTCTGCGCTGAATCCGTTAACACGTAACCAATGACGTGCTTCGTCAGCTGTTTTAATATCACTCGGTATTTTAGACATAGTGTTCTCCTTATAATGAAAAGGGAGGCGATGACCGCCTCCCCCTGTGTGTTTCAAAGATGTTTAATCTAGGATTAACCAGCTTCAACAGTAACAGCGTAAGAATACTTGGTAGCATCCAGAGCTGAACTTGCGTTAGTTGTAAGAGCTTTAAAGTCAATACGAGTTGACATGTACATAGCAGTGACCTGCTGACGTGGTTCGTACTCACTCTCAATCTCAATACCGCGACGTTCTGCAATCATAAAGCCAGGCTTATAAAGCAGTACACCAAGGTCGTTGTTTTGAGTACCAACAACATCCAAGAACTCGGTGATTGCAATTGGAATACCGTAAACGGCGCCAACTGAACCTGTGAGATAGGTTGCGTTTGGACCAAACTTGTCAACTGTCTGGAAGTCAGAAGTTGTTACAAGGTTGTTGTAACCTTCGATTGTGGTAAGGTATACAAGATCGTTACCAAGCTGAAGGCCATACTTGCCAAGCTTTGTACGAGCTGCTGCGATATCTGAAGGATCAGCTTTATCGTTAGCAGAACCAGTGTCAACAGTCAGACCTGCTCCGACGTCACCAGTCAGGTTAGTAATACCTTCGATAACAGAAGCGTAACCAGTACCAGCGCTAATAGCATTGGTTGGTGAAGCTGTAAAGCCTGTCAGAGCGCCTGTACCACGAAGGATTGACTTATCAATCGCACGAGCCAAGCGGCGAGTAGCAGCGGCACGTAAGAAGTCAAGCAGAGGAAGAACTGTATCTTCTTCTTCATCCTTGGCAAGGTGAGTTGTTGCCATAAACTTGTGTGGAGTAAAGTCCACAGAGCTGATGGTGTTCTGGTTTGAGGTTGGTACACGAGTTGCTTCAGCAATACCAGTAGCGAATGTGCCAGAAGCAAACTGTGCAACATCACCATCGGTATCTTCGTCAGCGACTGGTACGCGGAATGTTTTAGCGTCAACAGCTACACGATTGAACAAAGGAGCTACAACGAGCTGCTGTTCCATTTCAGTATAAATGTTGCTTGAGAAGTTGCTAAGGAACTGATCAACAGATGTGACAGCTTTCATACGAGTACCAATTTTGGTATCGAAAACATCACGCTTGTTAAGCATTTTAGCAAGCATCACGGCGTTAGCCATTTCTTTCTCAGAGAACTGCTCTTTACGAGACTGTTCCTGATAATGCATTTTTGAACGCTGCAGAGCGTTAATTTCATCCTGGTATTTAGCCATTTGAGCTTTAAGTTCTGCAACTTCTTCAGATTCTTTTGGGGTATATGCAGCTTTTTCTTCTTTAAGAATTTGCATATCTTGAGCGTCTGACTCTTTCATGATAGCTTCACCGGTCTTTTTAACCAGTTCTGCAACTTGAGGCTCAGACACTTCAACTACAGGTGTAGCTTCTTTTTTGACTTCGATGTTGGCTTCTTTAGCAACAGTATCGAGGTCGATTGTATCTACGACTTGGTCAGCCATGTTGTCGTTCTCCTTTGTAGAATGATCGTGAAGCTCATTAGTCAGACTTTCGTTAGAAACCGTGTCTTCACTTTTTTGAATTTGATTTGATTGTGAAAGATCATCTGCATTCACATTAAGAACATTATCACAATCATTGCCTTCTGCGTCAACCTCTAAAAATTTATAGATTGGCGATTGGGCGGTAGCGATTTTAGCAACCTTGTACATTTTTTCATTATAATTTACAAGGTCTCCATTTTGAAGTGAGTTTGCGTCTGCGGAAAGCAAATTAACAAACGGGATAGACTCATTAGGATCACGAGTAACAAAATCGTCTTCTTCTGAATCATCCTTCTCCATCTCGTCTTCAATAGCTTCCTCGGCGTTAGCTTTGACTTCGCTCTCTTCTGTTACAGCTTTTTCTTCAGCAGCTTCAACAGTTTTTTCTTCTGTTTCTTCTACTTCAGCATCAGCAATAACTTCTGTTGTTTCAGATTTTTCTTCTACTGAATGTCCACCATCTACGATGGCTTCTTCAAGAGAAGTTTTTTCTGCAACAACTTCCTCAGATTTTGAGTTACTCATTGCTTCCTCCTCGGTTGGAGACATTGGACGTTCGTTAATAACCTCGCCCTCCTCCATGTTATGAACTGGAACACCTGACATGGTGATATCGTGTGTATGACCTTCGGCCTCCATCACAACTCCACCAACGATTTTATGAGCATGGTTTTTCATGTGCGATGCGTAGGTCGTAACACCATTACCCATTTCGTCCATTTCGACGGTATGGTAATGACCTTCGCTCATATCGGTGATTCCTGCTTTAATTTTACGCATCATTTTTACTTCTTCTTGAGAAGCTGTTTTTAAAGATTTTTTAAACTCGTTGTACTCATCTTCATTGTCAAAAGATTTACGAATCGAAAATAATGAATCTTGGTTACAAGGTACAGAGACAACTGAAATTTCTAACAGCTCAACATCTGTGATTAGCATAGAATCATCTTCACGATTGTATTTACCATCTTTTACTCTGAATCCAACGGAAAAGCTCTTAAGAGCTCCATCTTTAATGAGTGTTTGAACGCCATGATTTTTTTCAGCAGCGTCACTCACAGTTCCTTCAACATAAATGCCTTTCTTATCAACCTTAACTTGGTCAAATCGACCAATAGGACAATCATGCTTGTGTTGGTATAACATTACTGGGTTACGAAGAAAGTTATTAACTCCCTTTGCCCAAGCTTCTGCTGTAACAATGTCACCAGCACGATCCTTTACGATTGTATTAGCATATCCCGCGATCTTTAAACCACGAGATTTTTTAGAAATGCCTTTAGTTTCGAAAGCACTGTTAAGATAAAATGTTTTATTCATTTGGTACTTCCTCATTAATAGATTCCTCAGACGAGGGTCTTCCACCTTGAGTAGCGTCAGTAGCGCTACCTGTGATGTTTTGTGGTACTCTTATGTTATCATTATTTTCAAGTTTTGGAAATCTTAATCCTTCACGAGCTTCATTTGGGGTGATAATTCCTGTATTAACGAGAGTAGAATAATAAACTGCCTGTGTTCTATTATCTGGTTGTAGTGCAGGAACTGAAAGTTTGTCAGGACGAATTGTCACACCACCATTAAAGAAGTGTTGAAATGCAGAACAAAATTGAGTTAACATAGGTAAAATTGTATGCTGATAATAAAGCTTTTGGTTAGCATCAATATTAGCGTTATTGCCAGATTTTAAAAGCACATAAGGCACGCCAAGAGCTTTTGACATATCTTGTTGAATACGTTCAATTGAGTTTTCAAAATCTAGTTGATCAAATGATTTAGTTGAAAACTCATCAATCTTTAATCCACCGTCTAAAATAGCTGGATTACGTGCACCATCAAAAAGAGTGGTATAGTTAGCTCGCCAAGATTCTAAAAGTCGTTCTTTTACTCGTTTTGAAAGAATATTATCTGTAGTTAATACAAAGCCTGGCAGAGCATTATTTTTAAAGAATTGACGTTGAAACTTGATCATATAGAAGTAGAGTTCCATTAAATTGAGAATTGATTTAAGTTTTGAGACACCACGAAAAATTGAGTTTTCATTTTCATTCATAACATGAATTATTTCGTGTGGTTCAAATTGAATTGCTTCGTGCTTACGAGTTTGTTTACCTCTTCCAAATCCGTAGTAATCACTTTGTTGTTGATTTGATACGATATAATTATAATGAGATACAAAAGTACGTTCATCAGGAACTACTTCAACATCATTTGCAGGAAGAAGATATAAATCTGTTCCATCATAATAGAAAAAAGCATTACCATCTAAATGAAAATCTAAAAATGCACGTCTAAAGAATCTTGAACGGTCTTCAAAAGGGTTTGGTTTTAGATTTAAAATCTTATTAACCTTTTTTGCCGCTCCTCCATCTACAATTAGAGGTATTTCATTCATAGCATTAATATTCATCTCTACTGCACGATGAACAACCTCAATCTCACGATAAGCTTGTTCAAAGTCTACAATAGTTTCGGGAAGCGCAAAAGGTTCTAAAGATGAGATTGATGGTTGTGCAGGATTAAGCTTTTCCGATGCCCACTCTCTCCAAGTCTTTCTATCTTCATTTGCCATGTTTTTCTCTCTGAATTTCTAACCAATTTTTAATTTTTGGTGCTAAATGATTTGAATATCTTTGACCATAAATAGTATGTAACCTCACGTGGTGAGACTTACATAACGTAAACAGATTATGATGGTCTAAACTATCCCTACAGTCTATAGCAAAATCTTCACGAAGGGAAGTAATTTTTTCAACAGTATCAATTTCAGTCACTTTATTTTCAGTACACCACTCATTAAATAGTTGACTTACTGAAAAAAGATGATGTAATTCAAGTTTCTCTGTTGAACCACAAATATAACACTCATCGCGAAGTTTATAATCTTTTTTAATATAATCTCTTATATATTTTATTGGAAATCTTTTTAATTCAGACATTGTTGAAGCACCTCCCAACGTAGTTTGTAGTGATCGGAATGACGATTCAGACCTACGTTACCTTCAGGTAAATTTAAAACCTTACCAATTACAGTGTCTAGATTTTTAAGTTTATATTGTTTTTTGATTAAATAACTTACAACAATATCGTCACCTCTTGTTAAATGTTTAAAGTTTATTAGATCTTCTTTTATTGCATCAAGAGCTTCTTGTTTCACCACTAATACAGAACCTACTAAAAAATCTACTCGTGAATTTTTACACCAATGATCGCGAAGATCTTTATATTTTTTAGCTTTTTCTACGCCTGACTTTCCATAAACGCCTATAAGCGGTTGATCTCTTTGTATTAATTTTCTGACTAGTAGGGGAGAAGGTAATAAGTCATCATCTAAAATTAATTTATAAGGTTCTGGATAATTATAACACTGTAACCATCGCTCAATACAATATTTATTACTATCATTATTAATAACTTCAACTTTTCGAGAACGATACTCAAATGGTTCATAAGGATTATTATTTATAATAGTAATAGGAATAGAACGATGAAATGCATCACAAATTGCTCGTACATTGTCAGGTCTTTTATAATTTAAAACAATAATTCTAAGCATAGATTGAAATGTTACTCATTTTCTGATGGGTATAGATAGCGTAGCGTACAGCATCACACGGATGAGATGCCCAATCATGAACTGGTTTTGGTGTTTCTGTGTTTGGATTCCATTTGTAAGCACTCATAGCAGAAAAAGTGTGTCTAGCACCTTCTGTATCGAAGAAAAGTCGATTTTGTTCTATTAACACTTGAATTGAATTTATTCCATCATTTACTGATTTAATAGCATTTTCACAATAAATATCATAGTCATAAGCAAAATCAGCTTTTACTTGTTGAGCTGCTGAGTCAATATAT